TATGCCAATTGCAGATGGAGGCTAAGGGTATAAAAGGTGAGGGACAACCTTACAATGCTAAAGTTAGAAATACCTTTGGAGATATTATAGAAGCACTAGCATTGTTTATAATGAAATCTGCAGGAGTAGAAATAAAAAATGAACAGAAACAAGTTAAGTATAAATTTAATGGAGAAGAGATTGAAGGAAGACAAGATGTTGAAATTGATGAAAAGGTATGGGATATTAAAAGTGCATCGCCATATTCTTTTGAAAAAAAGTTTGGAGAAGAAGGTGGATTTAGTGAAGTTGTTAAGGATGATACCTTTGGTTATGCGTCACAAGGATTTTTATATGCAGAAAGCCAAAGCAAAGATTTTGGTGGCTGGATAGTTGTAAATAAATCTACAGGTGAATGGACAGTGTGTGAGACACCTAAACTTGTAGAGCCACACAAAAGTGATGCAATAAAAAAAGCTGAGGATAATGTAAAAGCAATTAAAGATGGTGTACCTTTTAAAAGACAGTATGATGCTATTGAAGAAACATTTAGAGGTAAACCTACAGGTAATAAAGTTTTGGGCTTAGCTTGTTCATTTTGCCCATACAAACTTCCTTGTTGGGGAAGTAAATTGCAGTTGTTACCACAACAGCAATCTAAAGGTAAAAACCCTAAATGGGTTTGGTATACTGAAGTAAACAATCCTAGGAAAGAAGATGAAATCAACTCGTAGTCGTAAAGCCAAAGGTCGTAGACTTCAGAACTGGGTGAGAGATAGTTTGAGGGGTCTGTTTCTCGCCCTTACCACTGATGATGTTAGAGTCGCTATAATGGGTGAAACTGGTGCAGATGTTAAACTATCAAGCAGAGGTAAAAGATTATTTCCGTATGATATTGAATGTAAAAATACTGAAGGATGGAAAAAAGTTTATGATGCTTATGATCAAGCTGATGGGCATGGTGATAATGAACCTGTGGTTTTTATAAAAATGAATAGACGTAATCCATTAGTTATAGTTGACGCAAGACATTTTTTAAGATTAAATAATTCAGGGTTTATAACAGACCCAGTTAAAGTGGAGTTTTTAAATGAGCAAAAAAGCTGATACAAATTTATTAATTAATTCTATTAAGGTTTTAGTTAGCCCTTGGGATAGGGGTTTTACATGTGGTATTGTTATGGATAGTAAAAATAAAATGACCACAGAAGAGTACGAATTATGTTCTACTATAGCTAGAGGCATGATAAAAATGGCAACCACAGATCCACATTCTACGTTTCTATGGGGACTACGTGGATTTGCCGATGACAAGAAAAAAGATAATGCAGATTTATCTATATCTGCAGTAGCAGAGTTTGATGATGATTCTAATGTTATTGATTTTCTTGAATTTTTAAAGAAGAAACGAGATAAGGAGTTAAACTAATGGCAACACACGTTGTAATAGGTGACCCTCATTGCACACCTAAAGCAAGCAATGATAGATTTCTGTGGGCAGGCAGATTAGCCGCAGATGTAAAAGCTACTCATGTAATATGCATGGGTGACTTTTGTAGTATGGATTCTTTATCCTCTTATGATAGAGGTAAAAAATCTTTTGAAGGCAGGCGTTATGAGAGAGATATGGAACATTCTCATCAAGCACTTGCTTTATTTAATAAAGGTTTAGGTAAGCATAAACCTAGAAAGATAATGATTCATGGTAATCACGAAGACAGGATAGATAGATTCGTAGAAGAAAATCCTGAATTAGAAGGTAAAATGTCAATATCTGATTTGCAATTTAAAGAGTATGGATGGCAGGAGATACCCTTTAAACAGATAAAGGTAATTAGTGGAGTTCACTATGTGCATTATTTGCCAAATGGTATAATGGGTCGTGCAATATCAGGCGAGAATATAGCTAGATCTATATTAAATAAACACAAGGTATCAGCAACAGTAGGCCATTGCCATCTATTAGACTATGCTATTGCTACACTACCTAATGGTAAAAAGTTACAAGGATTATCTGCTGGATGTTACTTGACACATCCTGAATTTTTTGCTAAAGATACTCAACATATGTGGTGGAGTGGTATTATTGTAAAGAGAGAAGTTAGTAATGGATCTTACAATATTGAAACCATAGACACCAAAGCAATAAGGAGAGAATATGGTAGACGATAAAGTTAACTCACCTGCACATTACAAGTATGGTAAAAAAGAAACTATAGATGTAATACAAGATTGTATGACAGATGATGAGTATCATGGATACCTAAAGGGTAATGTCTTGAAATATGTTTCAAGATATAAATTTAAAGGAGAACCATTGCAAGATTTAGAGAAAGCACAATGGTATCTAAACAGACTAATAAAGGAGGTCAGATGACACATGGAGAAAAGATGTCTATACTTGGGCAAATAAATATTTTGTATGAACTTGCACTAGAAATACAAAATAAAATAAATAAATTAGATAAACAATTAAAGGAGGATAAAAATGGGAGCAGTAAAGCAAGCAATACTAGAGCTTGAAGATATGGTTTGTGATTGTCTTCAAGCAGGTAGAACTCTTAATCAAACTATAAGAGATCTACGAATAGAGTATAATAAACCTAATGTAAACAATGTATATTTATTAGATGAAGATTTAATCGAAGATAAATATTACCAATTCAGGGGGTCAGAATGAAAGATAACTTTATAAAAGCTATGATAAAAAAATATCAAGCAGAGATTGATGTAGCAAAAGCTACATTAGATGTATACCTAAATAAACCTGTAGGTATAGGAGAACATCCGCAATTTGCTGTAGAGATAGATAAACAGCTAGAGATTATAGGATGTGCTTCAGATAAATTAAGGGTGATTGAAAAACATTATCCTAGTGATGATGATATACCATTTTAATAGGAGGATAGATGGAAAAGAAAGAAGAGCAAAAACAACAACAAACTACCCCTAGAACTTACTTAATAAGTTCTGAGCAACTTATGGATATCATGAGATATTTAATGACTAGACCTTATGGTGAAGTTGTTAAACTCATGAATGCTTTATCTGTATTAACACCATATAGTGGAGGCAATACAGATGACCGAAAAAAATAATTTAGATAAATATACTGGTATACTATTTGAATTAAAAATAGGTCTTAACAAAGATAATGCAATCGTAATTGATTATGGTGGTAAACCTGTTGCTAAAATTAGAGAGGCACTTAAAGGTTATCCATATCATGGTAATTTATGTGCTGCTGTAATCAATCATGCAAACGCTGTAGGAAGGAAATTACAAGATGATATCAAACAACTTATACAAAAAGTTTAGATACTACTTTTGGCATAATTTTATTATGAATAAATTTGAACATTATGCTAGCTCATTAAGTAACTGGATTTGGCGTAAGCGTTGGGCTGATAGAAGTTTATATCAACACCGATATTACGTCCAAAAAAAAAGACCACCTGACTAAAAAGTCAAGCGGTCTTGTGTTGCCTGCGAGGGAAGTCTATTAAGTTAGGCTTCCCTTTTTTATTGCAAGCTATCCATTTGTTCTTGTATTGGTTTTCTTTTTGGTAATAAAAAATTTTCTGTTTGAAATATTGGTTCTATTCTATCTCTGTATACATTACTTAATAAATTTACATAATTAGGATTCTCTGCATATGTAGACATACCTTTAAACATTTCATTAGGCCCTTTATCAATTGCTTTTATAGCATCTCCATATCTTTCATCTGATTTAACTAAATTTATAAAAGCTCTAATGCTACCTTTGTTATCTTCAAATCTTCTAAGTTTAGCACCACCTGATGTAGGTAAAAATTCTTGATCACCAGTTGCATGTATTCCAAAAAAATTATTAGCTTTATTTGCAGTATCTGCACCTTTAAAATTAAAATTACCTGTTTCTACAGCTGCAACTGTAGCAATAAATGATGTAGGCATTTTTCTTTCAATAGAACCTTCAGGATACTCTAATTTTACCTCATCAATCACTTTTATAAAATCTTTTGTTTTTGTTATATCTGACATAGCAATATCTATAAATAAAATTGCACTAGCAATTCCAAGCCCTAAGAGCTTTATTGATTCTAGAATTTGGATCATTAGCTGTTTTTTTAGATGTTAGTTTCTTTTTCATCCCCTTCATACGGGCACAAAAACTAGCTCTTCTTTTGTTACCAACTTTTTTACTAGGTCTTTTTAAATTAGCACCAGTCGTTCTTTTAAAATATCTACGACCTGCCTCATTTAATCCACCTGAGGGGTTTTGGTATTTTTTAGCTACCATTATTTTTTCTTAGCCGTCATTGCAGCTCTCCTAAAATTAGCAGCTGTAGGTGCACCTTTAGCACCTTTTTTACGCATTTTACCACCACGCTTTCTTTTAGCATGGATATTAGCATATAGTCCTTTTCTCATTATTTTTTCTTCTTTTTCATTCTTAACATAGCAAAGTCTTTTTTTGTAAGTTTACCATCTTTGTCCATGTCTAGTTTTTTTCTTTTTCCAGTGACTTTTTTGCCACCTTTCTTTTTCATCATTTTACCGTAGTGTCCTGGCATTAGCTATACCTCCTGTATTTCGCTGTTTTCTTTGCAATCCCTTTCGGTTGCTTCACAAATTGTTTGCCCTTTTTTGTTCCTCTTCGTTTTGCTCTTGTCGTTGCCGCATACTCCGCAGATGATAGAGCTTTGATAGCTTTCTCTGGCAAATATCTTTCCCCAGTCTCCGAAGACTTCTTGCCAGATTTGGTTCTCCATTTCTGTTTTCCCCATGCTTTCAAACTCCTTTGACGTTTTGCGAGTGCCATTATTTTTTCCTCCCTCTTCTTATAGCCTCTTTTCCTTTTTTAAAAATAGATGCTACCTGCGATTTACCCATAACTTTTGCACGTTGTTCACCTACAGTAAGTATTTGGATCTTTCTTGCGAAGGGTTTATTTATTTTTTTAACTTTTGCAACTGTCTTTCTCGCATCTGTTGGTGTTGCAAATTTTATACCAACGGTATCTTTTGGATTCTCATCAGTATATAATCTACGGCCAGATCCCTTTGGTTTCTTACCTGTGCCTACTTTAGGATCTCTTTTTTTTGCCATAAGACTTCATTTCTTTAATATGTTTCTCAATAACTTTACTTTGTTTTTTGTGTAAAGCAGATGCTTTCTTTAAAGCCTTAGCTACTTTTTTTATTTTTTTTACCATTTTTTTTCTTTACCTTTGATGGTAATAAACCTTTATTTACTGCCCTAGCACGTTCACTAAATCCAAGTTTCTTACCTTGTTTTATTTT